GGATGAAAAAGGGCAAAGAATACAAGCTCATGAAAGATCCTAAAGATGGTTATAAACCCCACAAAGGAGCTTCAAAAGAAGCTAACTTTGAAATTCAAAAGGTTCATAAAAAATAATGGCTGCTACTTATCTTGAAATTACAAACGAGTTGTTGCGAGAGTTAAACGAAGTAGCTCTTACATCAGCTACGTTTGCTGGGGCTATTGGAGTTCAGCAACATATCAAAGACTGTGTAAACAGAGCATACCTTGATATTGTTAATGAAGAACCTCAATGGCCTTTTCTTGCTGTAGATACAAGCGGTTCTACAGATCCTTTTTATGGCAACACGTATGTTGATACAGTTGCAGGCACACGTTGGTATTTGTTGAAGCCTACGTCGTCTAGTTTGACAACAGACTATGGTTATATTG